CTCAGGATTTTATAATAGTAGAAGTAATACTGTTATGATGGGGCAAGATGCATACGATAGAGTTATGGACTATCGTCAAAAAATGATTAAAAAATATCTCCCAGAAATTTTGAAGAATGAAAAAAAAGTGGTAACTTTAAGGATTAATAATTAAATAAAAAGTAAAATGGCAGAGAAACAAGAACCTGTAGATGATTTTAGCTTTCCTAAAGCTTTATCTATTCCAGATCCAGAAATGCGAAGTTGTATATTGTATGGATTGCCTAAATGTGGCAAGACAACTATATTATCTAAGCTTCCAGGATGTTTGATTATAGATACAGAAAAAGGATCAGATAAAATTAGTGGATTAATTAAAAAAATTCCAGAGGATAAAGGTCCTTATGGTAAAATAAGATGGTTGGAAGCATTTGCTGACGAACTTATTAAAGCGGGGAAACCTTATGATTATGTAGCAATTGATACATTTACAGAAGTGAACGATCTTGCAGAATGGTCAGGTACATTTAGGTATATGAATTCTATTATGGGAAGTTCATTTAATAGGGAAAAAGACCAATTTGGTAATCCTATTAAAAAAGGAAAAATGTTATCAGCAGCAGATGATAATTATGAAAGTGTTCATACTATTGGTGAAGGATATGGATATAGATGGAGTAGGGAAGACACTATGCGAGTATTTGAAAAATACATGAATGTTGCTAAAAAGTGTGTATTCTTTGTTTGTCACGTAGAAGATAAATACATTGGACAAAAAGAGAACATAGAATTAATTATTCCTAAACAATTAGCCTTAACAGGAAAGATTAGAAATATTCTTCCAAGAAAAGTTGATGCTATTGCTTATGTTTATAATGAAGACGGTGTAATTAAAGCTAATTTCACAGGTGCTGAAGATAAATTAGGTGGGAATAGATGTCCACATTTAGTAGGATATAATGATGTATTGGATTGGAATAAAATCTTTTTAACTAAATAATAACTAAAAACAATTAAATTATGAGCACAATTGGTGGAGCAAAACGAGAAAAAACGCAACTTCCAGAATTTGTTAAAAAAGTAGGACTGTTTGAAGGTCGTGTAATTGCGATTAATCCTACAGCCGAAGAGTACAAAGAACTATTTGAAATTGAACTTAAAGAAGACAGTAAGACTGTTGAATATTTAGGTGAAAGTAAAGAGGATAATGTATATCTTCGTGTAGATGTATGGCTTGAAGATATCAAGACTAAAGACAAGTTTCGTGTAAGTTTCTTCCTTGAAGATAAAATTAGGGAAAATAAAGACCTTACAAAGAAACAATACATTAACAATGTAGGTTCTTGTTCTTGGGCAGATGATCCCAACAATCTTCCTGAATGGTTTTCAGCACGAGATTATCGTGTAGCTTATGTAGGTGAAGAAGAATTTTACAACTTCTTACGTGTTTGGCTAAGTGAACTTGATTATCGTAATGCTGATACTACTCTTCAACTTGATTGGAAAAAATTGATGAAGGGAAATGTAAAGGATTTGAAAGATCAAATTAATGGTGAATGGTGTACAAATATTGGAGCTCTTGCTACAATCAATGTCAGGGAAAAAGATGGAGAAACTAAAGAATATCAAAATGTCTATAATAAGGCATTTCTCTATCCTGGTTCAATAAAAAACTTTAGGTTAGTTGATTATATGAAACCTAATATTGTTAGTGCATTAAGCAGTAAAAAACCAAAAGAATTAAAACCTCACGAAAGATTTGTTCTTACTGTTACAGGTGAATATGGTTGTAAAGACTTTTATTTACTTAAAGAATTGAAAGAATATAACTCAGAAGATAATTTAGTTGCTTCTGATAAAGTTATTTCTGAAGAAGGCGCAGATTATTAATATTGTTGTTTCCATAAAGCTCTCCATCAGTAATGGTGGAGAGCTTTTAATTTTTACAATATGATACAAGGAGAAAAAAGAGTTAAACTTACACCACAATCTGTTCTTCAAAGAATCAGTGAATATGATATATTCAGATTTTATATGAAAGATTGTGATTGGAAAATAAATAATGCAACATATTCTCCATTTCGTGATGAAAATAATCCATCCTTTATGATAGGAAATAGAAGCGGTAATTTATCTTTCATAGATTTTGCTGACACTTCTAAAAGAGGAGATTGTTTCACATTTGTTAAACTTTTGTTTGATCTATCATCAATGGACGAAGTATTAAAACTCATTGATAGAGATTTTGGATTAGGGATAACACCAGGCACTAATACTAATGAATATAAAAAGATTATTGCCGAATATAAACAACCTGAAGAAGCAGGTAAAAGATATTCTGTTATCCAAGTCATAACAAGAAAGTTTACAAATGAAGAACTTGCTTATTGGAATGAATATTACCAAGATATTCAAGATCTTCGAGACAATAATGTCTATTCAATTTCTAAACTTTATTTCAATAAACAATTATTTCCTTTAAAGGATACAGATCTTAGATTTGGTTATCTATATGATGGTCATTGGAAGATATATCGTCCTTTCCTTGAAAAGAAAAGTAAATGGGTTCCTAATAATGTTCCTATTACAGCAATGGATGGTAAAGATAATATTGTTAATTGTGGTACAGCATTTATTAATAAAAGCAAAAAGGATTATATGGTAATGAAGAAAATATTTCCATGTTCCTGTGCTGTACAAAATGAAGGAGTGGCATGTTTCTCTCACGAGAATATTGAATATCTTAAAGCAAATTCTGATCGTCAGATATTATCATTTGATTCTGATGTAACAGGAGTTGCTAACTCTCAACAAATCACAAAACTTTTTGAATTTGATTATTGTAATGTCCCAAGAAAATATCTTTCCGAGGATATCAAAGATTGGGCAGACCTTGCAAGAATTCACGGAATGAAAGTAATAGAAGATTATTTAAAACAAAAACAAATATTATGAAAATACATACATTAGTTATGACCATACGAGATGTGGAATTGAAGGTAGAATATGATTATCTTCCTGCTATTCCTGCTGTAGAATATTTTGATAATGGTGATCCTGGACATCCTGGAACATCAGAAGATGTAGGGATATATTCTGTAAAATTACAAGGAATTGAAATTGTACAACTTATCAAATCAGAAATATTTGAAGAAATAGAAAAAGAATGTGTAATATTTAACAATGATAAAAATGGATGATGTGATATTTAAAAAAGGAGAGGATGTTTCTGTAGCTATAGGAGGAGATCGTAAAGATGCAGTTGTAATAACTGATACTGTGGGAGATAAGACTATAGTGGAAATAGAATACATTGATGTTCTTGAAAAGAAAAAAAGCACACTTATAATGAGACTTAAAAACAACTTAATTAATAAAAAATAACATGGACTTATCAACTTATGTAATTTCAAAGGACGCTTTAATTGCTGTTCCAACACCTGCTGATACAAGAACTTATAAAGCTGTATCACATGAAAAATTAATGGATCTAACTCTTGAAGGAATTCATCGTTCTGGATTTATTTTAGACAAAGAAACTTATTCTGCAGCTAGATACGGAAATGTTGCTAATGGTAAATACACCATAAAAAATGTAGCAGATTCTGAAATGCAAATTCAAATTGGTTGGCAAAACTCTCTTGATAAATCTATCAGTCTTAAATGGGCTATGGGTGTACATATCTTTATTTGTTCCAATGGAGCAATTAGTGGAGATATGGGGGCATTTAAAAAGAAACATGTAGGAGAAGTACAATCTTTTACTCCTCAAGCTATTTCTGAATACATTAAAACAGCAGGAGATATCTTCCTAAGTCTGCAAACAGAAAGAGAAGCTATGAAACAAATAGCACTTACAAAACGTGTTACAGCAGAAATTATCGGTAGAATGTATATTGAGGAACAATTTATTGAATCCACACAATTAAACATTATCAAACGAGAATTGGACCATCCTACTCATGATTATGGTGCTTCTAACAGTCTTTGGGAACTTTATCAATTTGCAACATATTCAATGAAAAACGTACACCCTACATTGTGGATGCAAAATCATATTGATGCTCATAAATTCTTTGTTAATGAAGCAGGATTTCTTAAAGAACTTCCTAAAACATTAATTATACCTGAATTATTTGTTCCAATGAATCAATTAGATCTTTTTGAAAACGTAGCACAATTTTAATATGAATTGGGAAAACTTTAAAGAATTCTTTCATGAAAGTTGGCATTCTAAAGTGAGACCCTTTATAGAAAGTTCTGAATGCGATGAAATTTATGCATTTTTAAAGAAGGAGTCAAAGAGGGGCAAATCTATAGCCCCTCTTTCTTCTAACGTCTATAGATGTTTCCTTGAGACACCATATGATAAATTGAAAGTTGTGTTAATGGGCACATCCCCATACCACACTTTTAAAGGAGGAATACCTATAGCAGATGGACTTTTTATGGGGTGCAGTATTACAGAACAATTACAACCTTCATTAGAACAATTTTATGGTGGTATTGAAAGAGATGCTTACGATGGACTTAGTTTAAGTATGATTAAAGATCCAGATGTAAGTTATTTAGCTCACCAGGGAGTGTTATTATTGAATGCTGCTCTCACTACAGAAATTAATAAAGCAGGATCTCATTTAACATTATGGGAACCATTTATTAAATATCTATTCGAACATGTTTTTGATATAACAGGAGTTCCTGTTGTATTTTTAGGAAAAGAAATTGCTAAATATCAAAAATATGTTACACCCTTCACTTGGAGTTTTGCAATAAGTCATCCAAGTAGTGCTTCCTATAAGAATTCAGAATGGGATTCTGAAGGAACATTTACAGCAATAAACAAAATACTAAACGATAATAATAATTTTGAAATTAACTGGTTAAAAACTGATGAATTATGAAAGAATTTTCACAAATTAAAGAAGACTTCTTTAGAGGTAAGACTACTTATCAACAAGCCAAAGAAGAATTGTTTAAATATTCACCACATTTTGATGCTATAGAAAGTAACAATGAAGTGTTACGAATGTGGGCGCATCTTCTTAAAATAAAAACTACAGAACAAGAAGCAGAAGAAAAGGCTGAAGAAGAAGCGTATAGTAATAGAGACTATATGAAAGCTAAATATGAAAGAGATCAATTAAACAATGCTTTAACAGCAGCACAACAACATTATCATAGTCGTTAATAAGTAAAACTAAATAACATGTTAGTAACAATAGAAGATTTAATAATAGGAGATGAAATTCTCATAGGAGGTCCTTCACAAGGACTTATGTATTACAAGGTGCTTAGAATGCCAAAACTTCGTAAGAAACCAACTAAATATAGTGGAGTAATTAATTATACTAGTGTGTTATGTAGTACTAAAAAAGAATCAATATCTCATACTTATCATATGTGGGATAATAAAACACAAACATATTCAATACCAGCAACTTATGTAAGAGAAGAATATGTTTGTTCAAGTGAAGATCACAATCACTCTCGGTATGTAAATTTAAATAAAAAATCAATTTGGTTAGTGAAAGGAGAACCTAGATAATGAATAATGTTATATCAAATGTTAGTGGAGAATTAAAAACAGGTGACCTAATAATACTTTCTACAGGATATTCTCTTGATATTGGGTTTTATTTAGGTAGAGGTAAAACAGGTACAATGCAATATTATAATCTTTGGGCATTAAGGACTTGGTTAAACAAACATAAAATTAACCCAGAACATAAACCAACAAAACCTTGTAAATCTTATATTAATTCGCCTGATGCATATAGAATTGTAAAATTTCATCCTGATTGTATAGAGTCTCCAGATTATCTCACTTTATACAATAAAGCAATTGAAGCACTTAAACTCTTAAAATTAAAATCATGATCTTAGAAAAACAGAAAGAAGCACAAATTCTTACAGAAGGAAATTCTACCGAATCAATTGGCATGTCATTAGACTTAGATTCTGCACAAATTTTAATGCAGATGTTAAGTAAGAATCTTTATTCTGATGCTATAGGCTCTACCGTTCGAGAACTTGCAAGTAATGCACTTGATAGTCACAGGAGAGCAAATGTAGACAAACCAATAATTGTTTCCTTTAAAATTACTAAAGATAATAATTATGAATTTACAGTTGAAGATTTTGGTATAGGACTTGACGCTGATGATGTACGTAACATTATTAGTAAGTATGGGAAAAGTACTAAACGTCTGAGTACCAATGAGTTAGGTATGATGGGTCAATCCTAGGCCCCCTACAAAAGTAATTTTGTATGAAAATTGCATGAATTTTTGGAAATCTAAATTAAATTCTGTAACTTTGTGTCCTAAACATAATATTCTTATGGGATACAAGTATAAAATTGATCACAATTATTTTAAAAAAATAGATAGTGAATATAAAGCCTATATTTTAGGATTTATATATGCAGATGGTTGTATATCACAACCAGTAGGAAATAGACAATTAAATTTTAGAATAGGGGTTCAAGAAGAAGACTCTTATATATTAAACAAATTATCTATTGATGCTGCTGGTGGACAAATCAACACTGTAAAAACACCTTCTAGTATAAGTAGAGGTTATAAACCTCAAGTTTGTGTAAATGTTAGTTCTAATATTTTAGGACAAGATTTAATAGATTTAGGATGTGGTATTAAAAAAAGTAGAAACGGAATGAATTTTCCAAATATTTCTACAGAAATGATATCTCATTTTATTAGAGGATTTATGGATGGAGATGGTAGTATTATAATTAAACCTTTAGGGTATAAATATAAACGAAAAACTACACGTTCTATATCAAATTCTCATATTCAACAATATAAATTAAAAGTGGCTTTCTGTTCTACAGATAAACAATTTTTAGAAAAAATTATTGAATATTTACCTATTAAAAAGTCTTATATAGCTGAAAGAATAAGAACACAAATAGTATATATTTTATGGATAGAAAATAGTCAAGATGTTCAAGACTGTTTAAACTATCTATACAAAGATGCTACTTATTTCTTAAAAAGAAAACGTGAAAAATTTGAAGAATTTAACAAGACAATCAAAAGCCAAGCCAAAGATACATCTTTGGAAGGTTTAGAGACTACCTGAGCAATATAGTTTGCTTAATAACAGGAAGTAGTATGGGTTAGTAACCATATGAAAAAGCGTGCAACCTCCTTATGGGAGGATGATATAGTCCGACACTCTAAGAAATTAGAGATTAACAGAATCCGCTAGGATTTAAATCCCCTCTTTCATATTGTTCAGCATTCTATTTTGTTGCTCGAAAGGGTAATGTAGAACGTAAATATATGATGTATGAAGGAGAAGAAGTTAATACTATTGATCTTCTCTATGAAATGCCAACTAATGAATCTAATGGCGTAAAGGTGATTGTTCCTGTAAAATGGAGTGATAGAAACATTTTCAAAAACAAAATTAATGAGCAATTGGCATATTTTGAAAGTGTATATTTTGATGTAAATGTTGCAGGAAATGTTATGGAAAATAATTTTTCTATCTTTCGTAATGAAAATTTCCAAATTTCAGAAATATCTACAGATCTGAATTTACACATTTGTCTTGATAATGTCTATTATCCTCTTGATTTTAATAAATTAGGAATTGAAAGAATTAATCTTCCTTTTGGAATGAGATTTTCACTTACCGATGGTTTATTTCCAACTCCTAATCGTGAATCAATTCGTTATACACAAGAAGCAAAAGCAATAATTCTTGATAAAATTAAGATTGTAGCAAATTATTTTGCAAATAAATATAACGAAACAATTCATGATACAAAGGATATACATGCCGTCTTTAAATATTATAGTCATAAAGATAAACAATTGATATTTAATAATAATACATATTCAATTGGGGAACTTTTAAACTATACTTCTATACCAATAACTTTACCTAAACTTATTGGTGTAGACTTATTAGACCTTTATAAACTCTATAAGACTAAATCATGTTTAACGAATGAATATTCTGTTAAATATACTTTATCATATGGACGAATGAAAGAATCTAAACATTTTCATGATGTTAGTCTTATATATGATAAAGGACAAGCATTTGTATTTCATGATAGGATAGGTAGTGTTAAAAAAGAATATTTAAAAACTATTCTTCAACATAGTACTTATTATTATTTTATTAAACATGTAACATCTTACACTTTATATTCTAAACTACCTTTAATTCAAAGTGATGATTGTTATTATTCAATATTAAATCTGGCAAATCATCCTAAAAGTGAATGGAGACAAAGGATTAAAGAATTCCAATATGTACAATCATTAATTGTTGGAGATTATATAGATCTTGATGCAATTGATATTCCTAAAAATTGGTTAGATGCTAGAAAAGTTAAAGCTATAACTGTTGGTGGAAATGTTGGAAGAGCACCTAAACTTCAAGGAGAAATTATTGGTAAGGAAGCTTCTCAATTAGAGAGATATGTTGATGGTAAAGCTTGTAAATTTGTTCCAACCACTTATAAATTGGAAAAATTAATAATTCAACCACAACTTATGATTTATGCATCTCATGCAGAAAATGATAAATTAGACAAACTTTATCATTTCTCAAAAATACAGAAATTAAAACTTGTTACATTTTCTGATAGAGAAATTACAGCATTATCTAAAGCAACTATTCATAATTTAATGCCAATAACTACATTCATGAAAGGAGAAAATAAACCATTTAAAAGGTTAGTAACTGCATATCTTATTAGTATACTTAGTAAGACCTATCGTCACACCTTTAATAAAACTAATAGGATTAAGGAAATATCTGAAGAACTTGGAGCAAAACTTGAAGCATTAACAAACTATTCTAATAAAAATTTTAGAAATGTTAATGATATTGAGATATATGAAGCAATGTTAGAAATAGCAAAAGAAAACAATCTTTATGATATGACTATATATTCTACTTATGTCGAAGTAAAAAGAGTATTAGATAAATTAGAGTTTATTGAACCAATGGCACAAAATTTAAATAATTATTCCCGTAATGATGATACTGATAAATTAATCAATGCGTTTCGTGATCTTTTTAAATATCATAAATATAGGATTGATTCTAAGCATTACAACCTTAAATTAAATGATGAAGTTTCTTTAGAAAATGAAGAATTAACTGAAGAAACTGTTGACGAATTAATAAATAATGACTAACTTTACGGGAGGGGAGAAAATCTCCTCTCCCTTTATTTTAATAAACAATCAAAAACAAAAACAACATGGGTTTATTTTCATTAAATTGGTTTAAGACCAAACAAGTAGATGAATTATCACTACTTAAAATTGAAGAACAACGGATTAAAAACGAGCTCCTTCGTAAAGAGCTAACTCCTACATCAACAACTGCAGGAACAATTAACGTTAACTATGTAGATGATTCTGTAAAATACAAACCTTATAAGTTTGTAAAACTTGTAAATTCTGTATTGACTATTGTATTAGAAGATGGGTCCATTCTTAGTAAACCTAATGCTACAGAACTTGATTTTCTTACTGCACGAGGTGCTTCTTCAGAACATGAACTTATTAACATTATTTCTGATAAAACATCTTCAGATGTTAAAACAAAAGAAGAAAAATCAGCGAGTAAAACTCACGCAATTATTAAAGGATTTCAAATCCTATCTAAATTAGATGATTTTGAAGTTAAAGAAGGTAGCATTTATTTAAAAGGAATAAATAGAACTCTTCCTCCTTTGTTAGTTGAAAAGTTTGGACAGATTGCTTATCAATATCTTAATGGAAATCCAGAACTTGCTAAATGGGGAAAAGATTTGCAACAAGATGAAGAATATATTGGTTTGAAAAGATTCTTTATGTGGTGTTGCTTGAATCCTCGTGCAGAAGTTGCAGATAAACTTTATGATTTCCTTGATAGGAATGAAATGAAGATTACCAAACAGGGATTTTTCATTGCGTTAAGGAATGTTGTAACAACAGATAATTCTGATCCAGAACTTGTAGATGCTATTACTAATGCCTATAATAAAATTAAGGCTGTATGGAAGAAAAAACCTTCAGAATTTTGGTTAATTGAAAATGAAGGAGAATATTTCATTGAAAAAAATCAACAAGGACACCATTCTGGTGATGTTATAGGTAATCTTCAAGATCTTTATTTAGATCTTCCTAATATGAAAGGAAATAGATATACTGATAATTGGACTCATACATTTGATATTCGAATTGGTCAGGTAGTTAGTATGCCTATGAAGGATTGTAATTGGAGCACACAAGATTGCGCTGCATCAGGATTACATTTTGCAGGACATACAGCTCCTTACGTTCTTTGTGGAGATACAACTGTATTTACTCTTCATAATCCTATGAAGGTAGTTGGTATTGGTGAAGAAAAAGGTAGGTGTTATGAATATCTTCCT